AGGTATCATGGACAATGCTATGATGTCTGGTAAGTCTGCACATCTTGGTATGAACATTGGCGCTACATTAAACGCACTCAAGGAACAGGCTATTACTACTAACGCAGCTATGGCTGAACAACTTGGTATAGCACAGTCAGCAGCCATCACGTGTGTCAAGCCTTCTGGTACAGTGTCACAGCTTGTAGACAGTGCCTCTGGTATACATGCCCGTCATAATCCGTACTACATTCGTACTGTTCGTGGTGACAACAAAGACCCGTTGACACAGTTTATGATGAGTGTTGGCATCCCTGCAGAGCCGGATGTAATGAAACCGGACAGCACGACAGTGTTTAGCTTCCCAATGAAGTCACCTCATGGTGCGGTCACACGGTTCGACATGACTGCTATTGAGCAGCTTGAACTGTGGCTTCTGTACCAACGTCACTGGTGTGAACACAAGCCGTCTGTCACCATCTCTGTTAAAGAGCATGAGTGGATGAATGTAGGATCATGGGTTTACGATCACTTCGATGAGGTATCAGGCATCAGCTTCCTGCCGTTCAGTGAGCATACCTATAAGCAAGCACCGTATCAGGACTGTACAGTTGAAGAGTATGGTGAGATGCTCAAGCGTATGCCAAAGTCAATTGATTGGACATGGCTGCAAGACTACGAGAAGGAAGACACTACGTCAGGCGGACGAGAGTTGGCATGTACGGCTGGTGTTTGTGAGGTAGTTGACATTGCCGCAGCATAGTGGTAAAGTATGGAAACAAGGTGAGGGGTGGGTACAATACAACCCACCTCGACACCATCCTTGTTATGAAGAGTGGATGAAGATGAAAGAAAAGGAGAAACAAAATGAAAAGACAAATGATACAGGCTCTTAAAAATCACGCCATTGCAAATATACACCTACACAAAACGAATGTAGATGTGTACTTTGCTAATCCTGCTGGTATAGGAGAACACTCCGATATCATGGAAGCAGTGCAAAGTGAACTAGATAAGATTGCAGTTCACGAGGATCGTCTATCAATACTACGTCACTGGCCGATGGAGGAAGAGAATGAAGAATCCGGTAGTAAATGAAAAACTTCTAGAGTGTTTTGACTTGGGATATGAGGCATTTAGCCAAGTATCACTACGTAAAAACAAGTTCTTTCACCAAAGATCAAACCCAATGAAGGCAGGAACAATAGGCCATAAAGAATGGCAGCGGGGGTGGAACACCGCATACTTTGAGAATCTGGAGAAACTAAATGGACTTGGAAGTAGAGGCTAAGAACTGGATGAAGGAGAAACAATTGAGTAATATAACTGCTGCGGAATATCAAGCCCGTGCATGTCAGACTGCAATCTTTCCAAATCACAGGGCCACAGAGTATCTTACTCTTGGCCTGACAGGTGAGGCAGGTGAGATTGCAAACAAAGTAAAGAAGTTCATTCGTGATGGTGCAGCCAAAGACGAGTAC